CAACGGCGACGGCAACGCCAGGCATTCCGCAGAAAGTTTCTTCTGAATCGGCGGTGGCAGGCATCTGCGGCAACGGTTCCATGTTGCACAACATGATGGCGGCGTATCTGGCCAACGACATTTCTGCTGAAATCTGGATCCTGCCGTTATCGGATGGCACCACCGGAACCACAGCGGCAACTGGTAAATTACAGGTGCTGACAGCGGCGGCCACGACCGGCGTTTTGTCGCTCTACATTGCCGGTATGCGTGTTCAACTCACTGTCGTCAGTACCGATGATAAGATTGCCGTGGCCGCGGCGATTGCAGCGGCGATCAACGGCCAAAGCAAGCTGCCGGTTACTGCTGTCGTTGATGCAACAGCCACTGATACGGTGAACCTGACGGCTAAAAATAAAGGTGCGCACGGTAACAGCATCGATATTCGCCTCAATTATCAGGGCGCCGCCGGCGGTGAGGAAACCCCGGAGGGCATGGAGTTGAAGGTAACGCCAATGGCCGGCGGTGCCGGTGCGCCGTCTCTGACTGATCCGCTGGGTAATCTGCAAGATCGCGCATTTGACTTCATCGTCAACCCCTACACAGACACCACGTCGCTGGATGCCGTGAAAGAGTTCCTGTCAGATGCTACCGGCCGTTGGTCTTACGCGCAGCAGCTCTATGGACATTCATTCGGCGCGCTGGCGGGCACGTATGGTTCCTTGTCCGCCGCCGGCGAAGCGCGCAATAACCAGCATGAGACGCTGCTGGGGATCAACGGCTCACCGACGCCCGCTTATCTTTGGGCGGCAGCGTTAACCGGGGCGATTGCGCCGAGCCTGCGGAACGATCCTGGCCGTCCAACGCAGACGTTGACAATCAGTGGTGTACTGGCTCCGCCGCTGGAATCCCGCTTCATGCTGACCGAGCGCAATAATCTGCTGTTCAGCGGTATCTCAACGTTTACCGTCGCTGATGATGGTTCTGTGCAGGTTGAAAAGACCATCACCACCTACCAGAAGAACAAGTTCGGCGATGCAGATGACAGCTACCTGAACATTGAGACGCTCTATCTGCTGATGTTCGTGACCCGTTTCCTGCGCACGCAAATCACTTCAAAGTTCGGTCGCATGAAGCTGGCCAACGACGGCACCCGTTTTGCGCCAGGCTCCGCGATTGTGACGCCTAACGTGATCCGCGCGGAACTGATCGCCCAGTATCGCACGCTGGAATATAACGGCTATGTGCAGGATGCCGCGGCATTTGCGCAGACGTTGCTGGTGGAGCGTAACAGCAGCAATACCAAGCGGGTCGATGTGCTGTGGACGGGCACTCTTATCGATCAACTGGAAATTTTCGCACTACTCAATCAATGGCGACGCGCGCAGACCGCGGCCTAAGGGGGATTTATGGGAGATACAACTAACCGCCTGGCCGGGACCGCGTACGTTACCATCGACGGTGTAACGGTCATGGTTGCTGGCCAGTTCAAATACAGCCCCGGTAAAGTGGAGCGCTCCACGTTGACCGGGATGGATACGGTGCACGGTTACAAAGAAAAGCCGCGAGCGCCGTTTATTTCCTACCAGGCGCGTGACAGCGGCGGAACGTCGATCGCTAAAATCAACGATTCCACCAACGTAACGGTGGTTGTTGAGCTGGCCAACGGTAAAACAGTGATCGGCGAAAATATGTGGTCCGTGAACACGCAGGATGTTGATAGCGAAGAAGCGGTGTTTGATGTTCGCTGGGAAGGCGGATCGGTAACGGAGTATTGATATGGCTGCTGTGCTTGAGAAAACCAAAACGATAGTGTTGTGCCGGACGCTGACGGTGGGGGAAACCCGTTATGAGCATCTTGACTTGAAAGAGCCTGCGCTGGCTGAGGTTGAGCAGTTCTATGAACTGCAGCGTGCCAAAAACAGTATGGCTGCAATGAAGCTGCTGATCGCCCTGAATGCGCAAGTAACTGAAAAGGCATTAGGTCCTATGGCATTTACCGACTACCGGAAATGTGAGGACTACCTGATGTCTTTTTTGACCTTCGATCCCTCGGCGGATGGCAGCAACTAGCTGCTGAGGTGACGAAGTATTACGGGTGGGGGCCGCAGGATGCGTGGTCCCTGACCCGTACCCGGTTGGATTTTTGGGCCGATCAGGCCCGTCGGATAGAAAAGCTTAAGGCGGGCAAGTAATGGCCAAGTCATTCGACTTTGAGCTGACGGCTAATGATGAGGCGTCAGCCGCAATTCTGCGGATTGAGGAAATTGTAAAGCACCTCAATCCGCTGTTGGACAGAACGCGCGATGCGTTGGCGTTGGGCGGCCAGGAATCCAGAGATAACCTTGACGATTTGGGCAGCCGTTTTGATGTGTTGGCTAAAAATGCCAGAAGCGGCGTCCAATTCATCGGCGATTTGGTCCCGCCGCTCAAAATGGTCGGTGGATTAACCCTCGGGCTGGGTGGCGCTGCAGCGGTCGTCAACGTTGTTAAAAACAACCTGACCAATTTTGCCAACGCCGGCTATCGGATCGATACCGTTGCAAAAAACGTCAGCATGACGGCAGACGCGTTTCAGGAACTGACAGGCGCCATGATCGAAAACGGCAGCGCGCGTGAGGTTGCTGAAAGTGCTATTGGTGAGTTGTTCGAAAAAGCTGGTGATGCGGCGCGTGGCGAAAATCCCGCGTTTCTAGCATTATTGCAACAACGTGGGATTGGTATTACTAAAACAAAGGAAGGTCTGGCCGATGTAGGCAAGCTTATTAGCGATCTTAATCGTGAAATGCAGACTATGACACCAGGTATGCAGGCGCTATTTGCCAACAAATTGGGCCTTTCGCCCGATCTTCTCAGCTATCTGCGCAACACGACCAGTGAAGTGCAACGGCTCAAGGATCAGGCTCGCCGGGATGGCCTGATATTTACCGAGAAGGATCTGCAGAATGCCCTGGCGTTCAAGCAGCAGCTGAACCAGATAGGTGCTGCCTACGACGGCATGCTGATGAAAGGGCAGGCCTGGCTGGGCCAGTCGGAAACCTTGGCGGCTTCGGTAGACCAGATCAAGCAGGTCGTTACTAATGGTCTGGACAGTACGGCTATCGGTTCGATCCTGACGTTTAACAGTGGCGGGAAGCAGGCAGATGTTTTGCGGCAGGCTCAAGGTGATGAGAAATTTAAAGACACGCTGTCATGGAAAGAGAAGCTGGATTTAAAACTGGGCTATGCGTCAGAAGATCTGATCAAGAAACTGAACGGCTATTATAAGCCCGTATGGCGCGCAGACCAGCTGAGAGCCGATACCGAGAAAATTTCAGGTTACCCGGCGCCGGCTGAAAATGGGGCGATGTTGCCGTATGGCCAGCTTGGGAATACTTCAGAACAATATCACTTATCCCAATTGGAAATAAAAAACAACCTTCCCCCTGGTTTACTGGACAGGGTCTGGAACGCTGAATCATCACGAGGGAAAAAGCTTTTTTCCTCAGCTGGGGCAGAAGGTCCATTTCAATTTATGCCGGCAACAGGTCGTGATTATGGACTAAACAATCGTGAAGAGCGTTTAGATTTTTACAAGTCAAGTGATGCTGCGGCAAGATATCTTTCTGATTTATTAAGTAGGTTTGACGGGGATGTAAGCAAGGCAGTTGCTGCATACAATTGGGGGCCAAATCGAGTAAGTGATAAGGGGCTTGCAAGAGCCCCTCAGGAAACTCGTGATTATTTGCAAAAGATCATGCCTGGCTTACCGATGTTCTATCCTCAGGGAGAGGAATTAGGTGCTGGCACTCCCAAAGCAGAAGATACTATCCATCAGATTTTTGGTGGGCCTGGACGGTATGGTGGCACATCAGAGGTAAATCAAGATCTTTTGTCAGCGATAACATCGCTAAATAAGACGATGCAAGATAGTAAAATGCAGATCGAGTTAACGCTAGTTGATAGTAAAACTGGAGAAAGGCGGACTATTGTTGGGGAAAGTGGTGGTAGAGTTTCAACATCAATGACTTTTTCATAACAAAGTGATAATCTCTCAACATTCTTGTTACTCCTAAAGGGTGGTTCGAGTGAGAATTTTATCTTTAATTTTTCTATTTTCGCTAACATTTCCTGTTGATGTAACTGCAGGTAATTCTGAGGCAGTTATAGCAAGAAGCGCCGCAGGTTTATGGGGAGTCGGCTGTGGACATGGTGCTGATTACCTAAAAAGAGTTTTAAATGGGGGTGATAGGAAAGAGTCAATGGCTATTGAACTAGGGATATTGAACAAAAAGATACAAGGTGGGATTTTAAAGTCAAACGACTCTGATGAAAAAAAAAGGGAATGGATGCGTGGTCTTGCAGAAAAGTACTCTGTCGATGGTTTTAAATCGAAAGTGCATGATGTAAGTATAAATTGCTTAGAGTCATCGAGGGTGGTTGAAATAAAAATATTAAGATCTCTATTGGACGACTCGTCATCTCAAAGTGAGCTTGCAGGTGAGTATTATTATAAATACAACTGAGTCTTTGGTTATATAAAGATAGTTATTATTTTCTTTTTTCTGATTAACCACGAATCCTTTACAGATAAAATCTACCAAACCCGCTTAGTCGCGGGTTTTTTTGTTTCTGGAGAAAAGATGGCGCTAATCAATGATGCATTATCTTCCTTGCTTGGGAGTGGAGAGCGTTGGGACTGGTTTGAGCATATTCACCCGGCATCATTTCGTGGCGTTCCTTTTGCGGTAGTCAGTGCCGAAGGCGTATTTGGCCGGCGCCAGGCCGTGCATGAATACCCTTATCGCAACACTGCCTGGGTGGAAGATCTGGGGCGTGGGACGCGCAAATTAACGATCAGAGGTTTCATCGTCCATAACAGCCTGGCGTATGACGCTCCTGACGTGATAACGCAGCGTGATTCGCTGGTGGCTGCGTGCGAGACGGAAGGGCCGGGAACGTTGATACATCCGACGCTTGGGGAGCTTACCGTAAGTGTGCCCGATGGCGGTTTGCGGGTACTAGAGAGCGTGGATAACGGCCGTTCCTTCGAGTTTACCCTGACGGTCATTGAGTCCGGCTTAAAGGTGTTTGCGATCACCGGCAGCACTCAGGCGACATCACTGGTTCAGGCAAACTGGTTACGAACCGGCCTGATGGCGGCCACAAAATTTATTGCCATGGTTAAAGGAGAGATCCGCAGTGTAACCCAGACCATCAAGACGTTGCGTAATACCGCTGCGTTTTGGGGAAACATGGTGAAAAGCACCGCCAATGAGGTCACTAATCTCAGTAATGTCCTGAAATCGACCTTCGGTAGCGCCCGCTATGGGCGATACAACAAAGGCACCGTAGGGGGAGGTGTTTCGGGATCAACCGGTGCAGTAAATCGAACGGCAGATACCGACAATTATGCCGGATTGGTTAACCAAAAAATGGCACAGGCGGTAACAGGTCGCGCCGAATTGTTGGCGCTCACGGCCACATTTGAGGGCGTAGCCTCCGTCGATGCCTTCCCCGTTGATGCCAGGGCCATCATTGATGCGGTCATTTCGTTCAGCGGCAGTGTAGAAGAAAAAATCCGCATGTTGGAAACGTTGGCCTCGTATCGAAACACCACATTTTACGCCACCTCGGGTGAAAATGCGGTAGCCAATGGCGCCACTATCCTGCTCTGCGTACTGTCCGCCGGTGCACTGGCAGCGACCGCCGCCAATTATGACCCATCAAGCTATGACGATGCCATTTTGATGCTTAATCGCGTCTGCGACACGCTGGATGAGGTGCTGTTGATGGCGGCGGATGCCGGGGACGACGACGATTATCTGAACCTGTTGCAAACCCGCGATGCGCTGGTCAACGCCTACACCCAGAAAGGCGCCGTTCTTAGTTCACTGACCCAGGTTGTTATGCCCACATCGTTACCGGCGTTGGTGCTGGCCAACCGCATGTATCAGGATGGTGCTCGGGGTGATGAACTGGTTCAGTCTGTCGGGCCGCGCCATCCGGCATTCATGCCCACCAAATTTAAAGCGCTGAGAAAATGAAAGATGAACTGATTTTGACGGCCGGAGGTAAGCGAATTTCCGGCTGGGATTCTGTTCGCGTTACGCGAGGCATTGAGCGCTTGCCATCGGATTTCGACCTGTCGTTGATGGACTATTACCCCGGCAACGATGAAAAGCAGCTGGTGCTGCCCGGAGACAGCTGCACGGTGCATCTGGGGGATGATCTGGTCATGACCGGCTATGTCGATCGCTGGAATCCTGTGATTGGCAAAGAGCGCCATGAAGTTCGCGCTACGGGCCGGAGTAAATGCCAGGATCTGGTGGATTGTTCAGCTGAATGGCAGAACAACGTGATCAGCCAGGCTAATGCCCTGCAGATAGCGCAAAAGCTGGCGGCGCCATACGGCATCACTGTCAGCAGCGACGTGAATGACATGACGACGGTTCCCCAATTTACCCTGAACTGGGGGGAGTCTTCGCAAGAAGTGATCGACCGGATCACCCGTTGGGCTGCGCTGCTGTATTACGACAAGCCCGATGGCAGTCTTTACCTTACCCGCGTCGGAACCGGCAAGGCGGCCAGCGGCGTGGCGCAAGGGGAAAATATCGAGACGGCATCTTTCATGTCATCGATGGACGAACGGTTTTCCGATTATGTCGGGGTATCGATGTCGATGACGCCGGCGATGGAGTTGTCCCCGGATAGCGGCTATTCCGCAGTTACCCTGGCGCGCGCTCAGGACCCGGAAGTCGCCAAAATGCGCTACCGCAATCGGATTGTCATCGTTGAGAGCA